CTGACATCGGGTGAGTTTCCTCGTTTATGCCAGAGATTTTCCGATAAGATTCGTTTCTGAAATATTTCAATTAACTATTTTCCCTTTGGGGATTACGGGTACTATCATACTTAAATTCAAGGAAGGGTTTTCACCTTCCGATAGTAACCTATCCTTATTAGGATAAAAGCTTAATTGTTGTAGGATTTAGCGTCAATTTATTGGTCAATCGGCATTAAATGATCAAGGTTCACTTCATCCATGACCGAGTTCCGGGGAGCGTGCTACTACCGGCGCGCTAGGCGGACGCAGGCGTGCTACACGCTCGCAGTTCTCCTCTCATGCTAACATCTCCCTTAGACGTTCAGTTACGACTGACAAGTCAGGGGGAGTATCATGAGAAATATAAAGGTAGAGTCCAAGTCCCACCAGTATCAATGATACCAGTATTAAGACAGGGGTTCTATTATCCTCTAATGCCGGACCATTGATATAAGGTCTCAACTCCTGAGAAGTTAATTCAGGAGTTAATAGAAAAGTAGAACTTACTCAACTATCCACACTCATAAAGAGTATGAAGAACAATATAGCAAATGAAATAATGTTAAATAACTTCCGCGGCAATTCTCGAAAGAATTGTCTGTAAAAACCAGTAAGAAGGACCTCTTGCGAGGGTCTTCATTGGTTAAAACGGCGGAAGGAACTAACAGTAATTCAATATCCATCTTCGCTAGACCCATCGTGGTAATCGCTTACCAGATCAGCCTGTACCTCTTGGTTTTTCAGAAAGCATGAATTTAATCGGACCCAATCCTTATAAAGACGTGAATACGTAGTAAAGGATTTCTCCTCTTTTCGTACCGAATCTAAAAACGTGAGTGTGGGAATCTTTGCAGATTCCTTCTCAATTAGGTCGATATCCTCTTTGATTTCTCAAAGAAGATCCCGTAGTTGTTCTACACTAAGCACAGAAAGAGTTGGAGTAGGTCGGAGACGTATAGAATTCAATAATTTATTAAACGCAATAATTTGATAAATTAAGGATCCTTGAGTCCCCTGGTAGAAAGGTAAAGTATCTAAGTACCCAATATGCTCTAGAGGTATCATAACGGCCTGCTCGCGTCTGCGAACAGTCTCACTACGAATATTCTCAAGAGTCAATATGAATTCTTCGATACCCTTTCTAGTAACCTCGAAGTTAGTAAAAACTGACTTCATGGTAACCCAATCCATATACTCTTTCTGGCGATAATAGTAGATAACTAAAAAGAAACGAAGGCGTGGGGATAGAGACCATAGGTGCCCTATCCATTTAGCCTTCGCTTTATAACCTAATCCGCGCATGGTAAGATATTGAGACAGGTTCTGGGAATGTTTTCCCATAAACTCTGTCATTGTGTCAGTAGAAAGTTTAGACACTATGATGTCCCTAATAGGAACAACAAAGGCCTTAATACCATCTACCCACAATTTCTTGGCAAACTCTAACACTCATCTCTTTCGAGCAGTGATAGATTTCGCCAATCCAATCTGTACCCCTAGAAGTTGAGTCATTATTAAATAGTAATGACCAGCAACCATAGGGTCAAAGATCACAATATCATCACCAAGCACCACGTATTCAGAAAACAACTTACGTTGTCAACCGATCTTACCACACCGCAAGGCTGCTCACTGGACCACTACATGATGTGTAATGGCCAGCATAACCCATGAGGACAAAGCTCCCATAGGTTGACCAACCTTGTATTTCACGTGATCAATTCCTGTAGCAATACGAGCACGTTCGGGAAGACGATATAATCGATCTACCAGAATACTGGCTCAAGCCTTAGCTTCGAACTCCCCTAAAAGGGGAGAAAGAATCATGGTTTGAAGACCAACTGGCAGACGATCGGTAGCTGAAGACAAGTCATAAGAAAATGCCTTCGGTTTCCGATACCGCCTCCGAATTTCCTCAATCTTACGGTCCATTGCACCAACTTGATCAAAAGTGGCATCCGAGTCATGGACTCGGAGCACATCCTGAAGAAGTTTATGCAAGGGATTCATAAGCCATTGCGTCCAGCAATCCACCATCGCGAATACTCGGATTTTTCCAGCTGGTTCGTCTTTCAGGCCGAGAGAGCCTATGTAATGTTCTCCATTATCAAGAAAGAATTCTTGACCAAGGAAAACCATAGACCGTCTACGGGTATCAAGACGCCAAAGAATCTGGGACATACCGGATCTCTGTAATGCAGAAAAGAACTCAAAGAATCCTCTAGTATTAGAGGCAAACACCATCATTGAATCCACAATCTCTGGATGAGAGAAAGTGAGAAAATGAGCGGATGCTTGGATAACTCCACTAAAAGTGGAGATCATTCCCCGAGTCTCCTTCCCTTTACCTGTTTCTTTTCCAATTCGGAAAAGTTCAGGATTTACAAGGGGAGTTAAACTAGTTACTGGTGAGCTTTTTCCAATAGGGAAAAAGTCAAAACCACTATCTAGCCACTTTTTCCGCAGAGACTCGATCGTACCAGATCTATGCCAGAATAGAGAAATAGCTTCCCTAAGGCATTGAAGGTCGACCGGACTTTGAGTTATTCTCTTTAGCCAGTCGATACCAGGATCCGTAATAGAAGAAACCGATGGTTGTGCCGGAAAAGCTAGAACTCGATAAATCGAAGTCAAGCTCGTCCACAACCTTATGGTGGAAATATCACCACCCATTAACAAATCGCGTTGAACTCTAGGGATTCACAAAGGAAGTCCACTTCGAGCACGACGGACCCGTCTTTTAAGGGGGGTTTGATCGACAATACGATATCCAGCAATTGCTTGTTGGATTAATACGTATGACGTCTTTAAGTGAAGGACTAGTCCTTTCATCTTCTCTGCTTTCGCTATTTTGTAACAATGGTTACAAAATAGAACCAATACAGCACATTTTGATCTCGTTATACGACCACCCACTCATAAAAGGTTAGTTTTTAAGTAACCAATGAGCGGGCGACCTCCCTTTCGGAAGATCATACCATTAAATTTGTCAATATCCGCTTGGATTAAAGCTTCAAAAGAAGGACTATTGTCCTCTAGTGAGCGCTTCGCACCAAGCAGGGAGGTTGAGGTTTTAAAGCCCCTTCCCCTGGATAAAGTTACAAAAACTATCTTATGAAAAATATTCGAATTGAATATGCAAGCCCTAAGCATGTGCCTCTCAAAGAGAGCCTTGCTAACGCCAATAGGCGCCAAGGTATTTGTGTATTTATTTCAAGTATTCATCATAATTTTATTTTTATTCTTCACCAGTTCCCCTGATACCACAAGTTCAAAGCCCTCTTTCCTCTCGCGAGGGGAGTAGGCACCGTACTTACGGTCCAAATTGAGGCAGCCCAAACCATGAACGTACTTTGAGGGGTACGACCGATTTAGGACCTCACTCTGATTAATCAGAGAAGTATTTTCCGATCCCCAACAGATTCGACAGTAGAGTTTACTACCAAATCTGCACCCACACGGGTTTGCAGGATGCCAGTCTTGCGTTACTTTCCGCTTCGGGCACTTTCGTGCTTTCCGTTTCCGGTAACTCAGGCACTCCACCGATCTTTAGTTTGCCCGAAAGCTCGCCCGATTCAATTTTGTATTCCTGTAAGGCTG